GTGCCAACACCAACTACAAGGCTGTTGACGATAAGCTCGCAGAGATTTCAGGACCAATCAATCTAAATGGTAGAACTGTTCAGGCTGAAGGTGGTGAGCTACCCGTATTTGATGTCAGCGCATTGAAGACACGCTTCGATGATGTGATCGACAGCAAGTATGGTGGCGCGGCATCTGTTGCACCGCAAGAGTTCACAGAAATTGGTCGCCAGATCAATGACCTTGTAACGCGCGGAACAAAAGAAGGTTATACAACGTTTAACGGTCTACGTGGTTTGCGCAAGAATATCCAAGACACATTGATGGACCCTCGTCTAAGTATCTCAGACACAACGCCTCGTCGTTTGTTGGTCGATATGCGTAACACAGTTGATAACATGTTAAGCGGCAACGTTAAATTGACAGGCGTTGGTGGAGCAGGAAATGCTCGCAAGATGCGTGATGCTATGGACTTGCTGCAAACAGCGAACCAAGCGTATCGCGCTGAAATGCGTATGTTTAACCGTCTTGAGAATCTAGGAATTGTTCGGAATCTTGGCGAGCCGGGCGTCAATGTTAAGCTAGAAGTCGGCAGAAACTACGATAAGATCATTCAAACTCCCGCACGTATCGAAGCTGCATTGGAAGCAGCAAAAGGTCAGAAGGAAGTTGTTCGGCAAGACCTAGCTAAACGCTATCTTGATGAGGCATTGCTTGATTCCAACAAAGACTTCGCTGATCCGACAAAGTTCAACGGCGTCCAGTTCTACGGCAAGATCAAGCGTATGAACAAGGACAAGACTGGTAAGCTACTGTTTGGTGAGCAATGGCCTGAAGTGCAAAACCTAGCCAAATCACTTGCGTATGGTGGCATCAAGAAGATTGATGACGATACACTGCAACGCATTGTTTCTCAAAACCCTGATGCGAGCATTGTTCAAACTCTTCGTAGCGTTCGTGATGCACAGGTCGGACTGGAAGAAGCGGCATCGTCTAGCATTCTTAAAAGGCTAAACGCAGGTGCTCTTGATCCAGAAGAAGCGGCAGCAGCCATCGTTAATCGCAACATGACTCGCGCTCAAATCAACCGGATTCTCAAGTTCTTTGATGATAGCCCGGAGGCAAAAGATACAATAAGACGAACAATTGTTAATGATATTCTTGGGTCTGTAGACGAAGACATCTTCATTAACGAAAAAGCAGCTTATTCTCTTCGTAACTCGCTGGAGTCTTATAAGCCTGAAATGCTCAACAAGGTATTAGGCGAGCAGACAGTAAAAGACATTAAAGAATTATCTGATGATCTTGTCTTCTTGCGTGACACTGGTGCGCGAGGCGCAGGTTCACTTGCGGCTGATTCGATCCGCACAGGTCAGTTTACGAACCCAATGAAGAACCTGCCAAAAGCAGGTCGCTTCCGCGTTCTTAACTACATGCTGAACAACCCAACTGTTATGCGCAGTGCCCTAGAGGTCAAAGCAGGTCGCACAAGCCCACAGGCAGCGGCACAGAGCTTGTCTCAGGCTCTTAACACATCAGCAGCACAGGTTGCGGGTGAAGGTGTACCGTTGACTGAAAGAGCAGCGGGTCTTGGTCGTGGCATTGGGGCTACGCTTGGTGCGGTCAATCGTGGTCAGGTTGGCACTCGTCAAGCTACTGGTCAGCTTCTTACAAGCCCACAGCAGATTCGTGGCACGGAGCCAGCACAGCCTACAGCGCCAACGCCAACCCGAACAAGTGTTCCAGAAGTCAGCATGCCTTCGATCTCATACTCTCCTGATCCAGAAGCGTTACAAGCGAGAGCAGCACAGCAGGCTAACTTGCGTGAAAGAGCAAAACGCAATCCATATATTGCGTCTACATTGCTTGGTGGCTTGGGAAGCGCGGGACTACTCTAGTCTTCGATGACTGATGCGATACCGCCAATGCCAACTGCGGCAGGGCGGTATGACTGCCGTGCATTTACACGCGCCTGAATCTCATCGTATGCTTCATCAATCATACGCGATAGCTGTCGTCCGATAGCACGATCTTCTTTTTCTGCGATATAAACTAATTTGTCGTAAGCCTCTATTGAAACACCGACTGATTTGTATTTTACTGGATTTGGCATGGAGGACTTTCCCATAAATGACGTTTCCTACTGTATATAATCCCAAGCGGCGTGGGTCAAGACCCAAGTACGGCAACAAGAAAGTAACTGTAGATGGCATCAAGTTTGACTCCAAGTGGGAGTCAGAACGTTACCTATATCTCAAATCGCTCGAACGCGCAGAGCGGGTCAAAGACCTTGAGCTACAAGTGCGGTACAACATAGCGGTCAACGGTGAAAAGATTTGCGCCTACATTGCAGACTTCCGATACCAGAAGCAGGACAAGAACGGCGACTGGTACGAGGTTGTCGAAGATGCCAAGGGCGTCGAAACCCCTGAGTTTAAAATAAAAAAGAAACTCATGAAGGCTGTTCACGGCATAGAAATATTTTTATCTAAAAAAAGTCGTTGACATATCCCAAGCTATATGGGATAGATAGGATTCTAGTAAATTAAAGCGGAAAGGAATCGACATGAATAGTCGTGAACTGTTCGAACGTCGAGAAGAACTCAAGTACGTGATTGCGGACTTGAAGGTCGAACTCAAAGATGTCGAACAACAAATATCAGACATGTTTCTTGATCAAGCTCGTGACGCGTTACGCGCGGACGGCAAAGACTTTGGCACAGCATATATTGTTGCAGGCAATCGTAAGCTCAAAGCTACGGTTCGCAAGAAGGTCGTATGGGATCAAGATGGACTAGGTGCTGCGCTACAAGAAATGCCTGAAGAGGATGCGCGTCACTATGGAAAACTTACGCTTGCAGTAGACGAGCGCAAATACACAGCCGCACCACCCGCAGTCAGAGAACGCCTAGAAGCGTGTCGCACTGTTGAGGTTGGTGGTTTCTCAATCGAAGAGGTAGACTAATGGCCCTACAAATTATCACAGCCGATCAACGCCTAGCTGAAAAGAAAGGCCACAAGATCGTAGTATGCGGTGCAAGCGGTGTGGGCAAAACCACACTTGCTCGTACCCTAAATCCTGAATCCACTCTGTTCCTAGACTTAGAGGCAGGGGATGCCGCTATCGAAGGGTTCCCTGTTGACGTTCTGCGTCCTCGAACATGGCAAGAGTGTCGTGACCTCGCATGCTTTATTGGGGGTCCAAATCCCGCGCTGAGTGAAGATCAGCCATACAGTCAAGCGCACTACGATTATGTCGTGTCGATGTTTGGTGACAGCGTGGAAATCATGTCGAAGTACGACACGCTCTTTGTAGACTCTATTACAGTTGCAGGACGTTTGTGCTTCCAGTGGTGTTTACAGCAACCAGAGGCGCGTTCTGATCGCTCTGGTAAGCTAGATACTCGTGCAGCCTACGGTATGCATGGTCGCGAAATGATGTCTTGGCTAACACATCTGCAACACATCCGCGAAAAGAATGTCATCTTTGTCGGCATCCTAGATGAGATCACAGATGATTATGGGCGCAAGCAATATGCGCTACAAATTGAAGGCTCGAAAACTGGTCGTGAATTGCCCGGGATTGTCGATGAAATGATCACAATGGCAGTTCTAACTGGCGATCACGGTCAGTATCGTGCTTTCGTATGTCAGCCGTTGAATGAGTGGGGCTATCCCGCAAAAGATCGTTCGGGTAGGCTAGACACGTTGGAAGAACCGCACTTAGGTAAACTTATGGATAAGATGAGTAGCGGTCAGCCAGAACCTAACAAGGAATTGACATTCGTCGATCCCGCAACACAACACTCTAGCGAAGAGGAGCAAGTAAATGCTTAATCTTAATGAAGTCCCACAGGACAACAATCCACAAGAACGTGAGTTCTCTCTAATCCCAAACGGCACAGTCTGTCGTGCGGTCATGGTCGTCAAGCAAGGCGACATGGAAATCCCTGAATTTGGCGCAGGTATGTGGTTCAAGAAATCCATGTCTACAGCGGCAAAGTGGATGGAAATTGAGTTCACAATCGTGGGCGGTGAATATGATCGTCGTAAATTCTGGGATCGCGTATTTGTCGATGGAGACAAGATGGGT